GATCATCTTTACCAAAACTGCGTGATACTACAAAGTAAGGTGTTGCACCTGTAGCCTTTGCTTGATGTATAACTGCTTTGACTAATGCATCATGTCCAGTATGTCCCATACCACGGCCCCAACCTAATACAGCACTCTTACCACCTTGCGCTTCATTAACCACCGATTCTTTTGGACTCCAGTTAGTCTGATCTATCGTTTTGATAAACTGTCCAGGAATATCATAATTGAACTGTTTGCCCGGATGTGCTTGTGCATAACCTTCTGGTTTGGTTTGCTTGATACCACCATGTAAACCTTGACTTAGTTGATTAATCAATACATTCTTTTGCTTACTTATTCCCTCAACTGCACCCAATGTTGCTTTTAATCCGTTTGGATCGCTTAGTAATGTTTGTGCTTTCTTGGGACTTAGGTTTGCATTAGCCCATTCAGGAAAGTCAGCAAGTAAGCCTTCAGTACGCAAGTGTTTATTCAAATAAGAATATAGTTCTCCGCCTGGATTACTTAATCCTGGTTTAGGTGCTAGATAGTTATCAATTAGTTTAGCATTTGTCTTAAGAAACTTTTCCATGCTGTCAAGACCTTTTGTATCCAATGGCACAGGTTCTTGAACATAAGTAGTACCTTGAACGATGACACCAGGAACACTTAAACTTTCTGCATTGGGTAATCGTTGTTCGTCACTACTACCCATTGTAGGGAAATATCCCGTTGCAGCAACCATTACTTTTGATTTAGCAATTTTCTTACCCAATTCACTATCTACTGGGATATGAAATGTAGTAATGTTGGGGGTGAAATCGTATGTGTTTGTTTCAGGATTTAATACGGGCATAGCACTAGTGCCATCTGGTTTATTGCCTGGATAGAATAATAGTCCACCTTCTAAGTAACCTTGTTTAGGGCTAATCTTTTCAAAGTATGGCCATAAGCTAGCAAACTGATTAGCGAATTGTTGTCTAGCTTTAGGATCACCACTGCCAGTTCCCATTACAAATGCTTTAACATCATTTGGGCTACGCATTACAGTAGATGCACCGCTACTGGTCTCAGTCTTGCCACTCTTTAAGTATTGCCAAGCATTCTTTGGAAACATACCAAAGTTACCTTGCTCGTCACGCCCCCAGTAAACTACTGGCATGCCGTCCCACTTTAATTCAATACTTCCACCTTCTTCACCCATGTGCTTAAGACGTTCTATTGCATGAAGTCCACCATGACTACCATCACTTAACACAAGGTCTTCAATATGTTGATATTTGCGACCAACTTTGGGTGCTGCGGCTTCAGTTAGAAAATCACTTGGTTTCATTTTAATATATCCAATGCACGACGGAACCATTCAGTTACGTTTGGGGTAGCTTGTTGCCAGCTATGACCGGCACGTGCCATATTCATTATATCATCTTTGCGTTTCTGATCGGGAATCTTATCCATGATAGATTCTACACTGCCCAAGTCTTGTCCTGATGCACCTTGACCTAATAGGTATTTTGCGATTGTATCCCAATCATCACTAAGCAATTCTGCTTTCTTACCTGCATTGTCTCGCTTATATAATCCCTCATCAGGACTCCATAACATGCCCTGAGTGCTTGCAAGTGCATTCATTACTAGTTGTTTGTTAACACCTTTGTATGGACTACCTTTTGGAATATCATGTCTATGATACTGTGCTACTTTAGATGCATTAGGTACTACTTTGATATCAACTTGATAAAACTTGTCTCCCATTGGGATTCTAGTATGTACAGTTACCCCAGCTTGTTTTGTTTGTAGTCCTTGCTTTTGCATATAATCATTTAATGCCTTGCGTGTAGTTTTAGCATCAGGTGTACCAAACACATGCATCAAATCTGATAATTCAATCATTGAGTCTAAGTCATTAGACGGAACAACATCTCCATTGGCAGTATGTCTTGGTTTCCAGCATGAACCTATTACTTCTAATTTTGTTTTAAGCGGATCTAGAAATTTTTGAGTAGTAGCGGTTAATGGTTTACCAACTCGTGACGGATCAAAGTTTGTTTCTACGTCATCCCAAATGTTTCCACCTTCAAATAATTTCATAATATCAACCTTAATAACTTAGTTTAATGTAACCAACGACACCTTGTTGGAAGTCAACTACTTTTGCTCTCATATAAACAAAGTTGCCAGTGACGTTTGTATATTGTGTAGCATTTGGATTGTCAATTCCAGTATAATCATACACATCAAACCATTGGTTATCTACGGTTGCTGGATTTGCAAGTGTTGCTTGAATAACAATATTACCTATAATATTAGATACATTAAAGTTAACTGTTTGTAAATCTCTGTTGCCCAAATAATATGCGGCTGCAGGTTGAGCATTCCCTACCACAGTGTAAGGTGCTCCGTTACCTGGATTTTGATAGGCTGTCTGTGGTAACAGAATAAGGGTGGTAGATTGGCTCATTATGCTTTTACCACTTCAACTACTACACTTTCTCCAGCAAGTTCTTGTGCAACCTGCTCTAATGCTTGCTGAATGTCAAGCCCAGCGATATCAGAATTATTTGATTCGCTGTCTTTGACAATTTTACTAAAGGTTATTACTACCGATTCTGTTACGATTTTTGCCATGAAAAATACTCCATTATAGAGTATTTATCATTTCAGACAGGTTCGGGTCGTTTTTCTAATTTATAGCGTTTTCCAAGCATATGGCCATACATTAGCAGCAAATAACTTAATGTACTTTCATTGTCGTAATCAATAGAATGATTTCCGTCTGTACGGCTATACTTCCAACTGGTAATAGACAGATGCGGACGGTTAATATACTCATCTAACCATTCTTTTAGTGCTTTGCTTGGAACTAGTTCTTTACTTTTTTCAATAGTATTGTGCAAATCTTTGATAAAGTTTTTATCATCAAAATATACACCTCTTAAGTAAATCCTATAGTTATGCTTTGGCTTATTGACATAATACTTTGTACCTGAAAACTTCTCTAGTTGCGCTTCGGTAATGTTGACAGTAACTACTCCAAGATCCTTCAGTGTAAGCAACAAATCTAAATCATTACTATAAATTGAAACCGTATTCATCTCAAGTCTGCAAGTTACTGACTTAGACTTTTTGTGAGTATTGCGCCAGCTAATATAGTTATTAAGTTCGGTAATCTTTGCCATGACTTGATTTAGGGTGTGTTCTCGTATTTTAGCCCGATTCCGCCCAGTCAATCTAGTAAGTAAAACCTGTGCCGTTGGAGCATATCTAGTATAACATAACCCATCTATTGTGAGTTTAGCACGATAACTATATTTGTTGTAAAAGTTAGTTTCCCGATATTCATAATAATCAATATTTGGTACGTTGTTAACTGACCTCAATAATGCCATTTTCATTCACCTTTGCTGTTAATTTATGTGTTACTGCAAAATCAATTGCACCGTCGTTCATTACTACATTAATTGTAGCAGATTTAATGCGTTCAAACAAGACCTTTTTACTTAGCGGTACTCGTATCAATTCATCAATCTTTCGTGCCAGCGGTCGTGCGCCCATCTTGTTGTCGTAGCCTTGCTCTGCTAGATATTCTACTACTGGTTCACTCAAGTTCAAAACAATATCATGCTTGTCAACCAAACTCTTTTTCAAGTCATCGGTAAACTTGATAACAATCTTCTTAATAGCAAGAGTATCTAATTTGTTAAACTTGCAAATCAAATCAACACGATTTCTGAATTCTGGCTTGAAGAATTCTTTCAATGCTTTGTCATCTTCACCTGTCTTTTCTTGCGTGCCAAATCCAATGTTATTACGTTCGCTATCACTAGAACCCAAGTTACTAGTCATGATAATGATACTGTTTTTGCAGTTAACTTGTTTACCATTCGATCCAGTGATATGCCCTTCATCTAACATCTGTAAGAAGATATTAAAGATGTCCGGATGTGCTTTCTCAACCTCATCAAATAGCATAATACTATGTGGATTCTTGCTTAAATCATTAATTAATCGTCCACCGGATACTTGACTATCACCAAACCCAACATAACCTGGTGGAGGTCCAATCAAACTACTAACGCTATGTCTCTCTGAATATTCACTCATATCATACTTAAGCAACGGCATGTCTAAGTTCTTGCTTAGTAGTTTAGCAAGTTCAGTCTTACCAGTACCAGTTGGGCCTAAGAACAAGAAACTGCCTGTTGGTTTAGTATCATTGCCAATGCCAGCAAAGTTAACATAAACACGCTCAAGTACTTGTTGTACAGTTTCATCTTGGCCGTATAGTTTGTCCTTGATGTTTGATTCTAAGTTTTGAATCAACTCAAAGTTGTCACCCTTCATTTTGTCAGCAGGTACTCCAGTGAATCGTTCAACTTGATCAAATACAAGTTCTTTAGTAATGATTGCACCCTTGTTCTCTGCCACACGTTGTTTAGCACAAGCAGCATCAAGCAAATCAATAGATTTATCTGGATTTTTACGGTCATGTATATAACGTTCAGCACTTTCAACTGCTGCTTTGATTGCTTCGTCAGTAATTTCAACTTCATGGAAATCATTAAGTCGTGAACTTAACCCATTCAGAATACGAATTGTTGTATCATGGTTAGGTTCATCAACTGACACACGGTAGAACCTACGCATTAATGCACGGTCCTTTTCAAAACTCTCGTAGTATTCTTCCCAAGTTGTACTAGCGATAACTTTAAGAGTACCTTTAGTGATTGCGGGTTTAATCATGTTACTAAAATCAACCGATCCATTACTAGCACCACCTGCACCTTGCATAGTATGCGCCTCGTCAATAAAAAGAATAGTTTTTTTCTTTGTATTCAAAGCATCCAGCACCTTTTTAACTTTTTCTTCAAAGTCTCCTCGATATTTACTACCAGCAAGTAAACTACCAATTTCTAAACTGTATAGTTGATGGTCGTGTAAGAATTCAGGTACTTCTTTGTTAATCATCATTTGAGCAAGACCCTCAGCAATTGCTGTTTTACCAACTCCAGGGTCACCAACCATTAACACATTACTTTTAAATCGTTTGGCAAGGACATTAATGATATCATCAAGTTCTTTAGTACGACCGATTAATGGCTCAAGTTTACCCTGCGCGGCAAGTTGTGTTAAGTTGATTGTATATTCTTCTAGAATTTCATCGGCTTGATCAGCAGTTAGATTTTCTGTAGCATCATGCTTATAATGCTTCTGCCAAAATGCTACGAATTCATTTTTGTTGATTCCATATTTCAACAAGAAATAATGAGCATGACTATTACCTTCTGATGCAATACTTAGATACAAGTCAATTGTTGTAACTTGCCTACGTCCAGTGAATAACACCTGTGTAACCGAACGATTCATAACACGTTCTAAACTGTTTGTTTTACGCGGGACTATTTCATCCTCTTTGCTTACGATTGCATGTAGACTGTCTAAGTATGCACCAATTTCTTGTGCCAATTCATCTACATCTGCACCAAAGTTAACTAAACATTTCTTAAATGATGTATGCGTTATCAATGATAACAATAGATGTTCCACCGTTACATATTGATGTTTTCGTTCTTTAGAGTGGTGTATGGCATTTTCAATAATGCTATCAATTTCGGGAGAGTGGTTCATTTTTGATTCCTTTGTTGTGTATAGGTTGTAATACTATTGATAACTTGTTCATCAATTATATCTGGTATAAATGGTTTAAGCAAGATTATTTGGTCACCGTATCTAGTGGTATTAAGTATGGGCATGCCTTGTCCTGCTAGTTTTAATTGCATATAGGGTTGAGTTTTGGGTTTAACTGTTACTTCAAGAGTTTTTTCGGATAAAGTAACAAATTCAAAACTTGTGCCAACAATCAAATCTAATACAGAAATTGGATGGTTGCAAATTAAATCATTACCTTGTCTATCGTATTTAAGATGATTTTCAACTTTAAAATCTACTATTAAACTAGCACCATCTATGACTTTATCAATACGCATTTGATTACCATTTTGAATCCCCTTGGGAATCTGAATTGTTACAGCGTGTACATTTGCAGGTGTTTGTAATTTTAGTATTTGTTCACCACCGTGATAGGCTTGTTCTAATGATATAGAAATTGTTGTTCTAAATACCTGTTGTTGGGGTTGTTGTCTATGTTGTGCAAAAGGATCAAATGGATTTCCACCGCCGAACATTTGACCAAATATATGTTCAAATCCCGGTGGCATTCCACTTTGCTGCGGAAATCCTTTCGGCGCAGGATTATCATATTGTTGACGCTTATTAGGGTCAATTAATGTATCGTATGCAGTTTGAATTTTTTGAAATGTAGCAGTATCACCTCCCTTATCCGGGTGATGTTTACTAGCTAGTTTGCGATATGATTTTTTGATATCGTCTGGTGTTGCATTTTTACCAACACCCAAAGTACTATAATGATCCATCTAAAGATTATAACATCTTTTCGTTAATAGTCAAGTTATGACTTGCCCTCAAGTTTTTCTTTTGTTCTACCGTAAGCTGCAACACCCAATACAGCACCCATAGCAATGTGATAAAGACCGGCACCTTGCAATGTTAGTGGTTGCCATTGCACTGTTACAGATCCTTTACTCAATGCTTGTAATAAACTCCATAATACAGGGAATACAACAAAGTCCATAGTGCAAGTTAACATATAAACAAATGCCATTAATGGTCGCCATTTTTTATTTATGAAGTCTGTGTTATCGTTAGCTACTAATACATCAGCGCCTTGTGCAGCGTTTGTACCTGCACCGGTTAATACTGGTTGATTTACTACGCTTGTGCTGACTGATCCCATGTTGGTTGAACCTCCAAACGTATTCGTTGACGCTCCAACTCCTGAACTGCTACCAAAGCCTGTTGCTGGTGAAGCAAACGAACTGGATGAACTGAATCCTCCTGACGAAGGTGCGCCAAATGCTGAAGTGCCGGTTGCTGGTGCGGGTGTTCCATAAGTGCTTCCTTGTGCAAATTGAGGTATGGTTGGGTCGGCTGCTAGCGCATCATACTGGTCATCATCTAACGCCATTGGATTTACTTGACCAGCTTTTTTGGGTAATATTGTTGTTGCCATTTTATAATCCTGCCATTGATATAAATGCTTTTAATTCTCTATCCGGTTCACCGTAATTACTTACTGTATCTAAACCTGCACGATGCCTCATTTCATTTAATTCTTTTTCTTCGTCATTTTCTTCACGATATTCATGTGGGCTAATAGCAATTAATTCTTTTAATACTTCAGCTTCTGCCGGGTAATCTTTTTCATCAATATTTACAACCCATTCATCTGCGGTCATTCCAGTAAGCGTTTCTAAATCATCTATCAATTCTACAATACGTTCTGGCACTTTTGTTCTACGCTTCATTTCAAGAAATACTAGATACTTACCGGGACTCAATTCACCGTCGCTTAAGCTAGAATCAAGTACCCAATCATATCCACGTTCAAACCAATCAACTAAATCATTACCTGCGGCTTCGCTCTTAACAATAAATGCAAGTGTAACAATATCACTATCTTTTCCCATCTTAGCAGAATATTCATCGACGGATACATGTGGTTCAATTTGATGTTCCATATCCATATAATCTAAACCTTCATTAACTATTATTTTAGTCATATTACACCTTACATTGGAGGGGCACCGGGAGCAGTCGGGGCACCTGGTTGCATACCACCCATTCCCATATCAACTGGTTGTTGCTGGTTTTGTTCTTCGTCCTCTCCATTGTCTTTATCTAAATCGTCATCGTATGAATCATCTAGTTCTTCTAAGTCAATTGTCTGTCCTGCCAAGTCAATAGAACCTTCTTTAATATCGTCAAGCAAGTCTTTAGGAATCTCTATGTAAACAAACCAAACTTTTTTTGGTGCCATCTTTGGATATCTTGTACCTGCAACATAATCTTCATAGTCATTAACTTCTACTGGAACTTCAATTTTGCTTTTAGCAAATTTAATTTTACAACCTATCGCTACTAATCGTCTAGCACCTTTTGGATTAGGCATTAAATTGTATGGCCACATGAATATGCAACTAACAGTATAGCGTTTTACATTAGGACCTTGAACTAATTCACCTAGTTCCCAGTTACGGTAGGCGTATAGGTCAGATTCATCTAGTACTCGTTCAAAGTCCAATAAGGTGTTCATTGAACCATCACTAGTATGTATACCTTTTATGGTGTCTATAATGCTGACATAATCAACATTTTTAAAGAAATTGTCTGCGGCTTCGTGCTTCATTAATATATTTATCTTTTGTTGATTAATAGCACTAATAAGAAAATATATTACTTAACCTTAGCCTTATATTTAGTCTAGTAAATTGTGTTAAAAGTCTACTATATAAGTCTATTTAGGTAGTTATAAATAAGCATGAGTGTTATGAGAACTCGTCGCTCTTATAAAGGAGAATTTACATTGAGCAAACGGAAAACTAGTGCTTTACGCACAACGCAAGAAGATTCACGCTATTCAACTAGCAAAAAACAAACAAATCAAACTTTTTACATGAAAGAATCAAAAACAATAGATTTCTCCCAAGCACAAAAATCTGTACGGACGAATAAGCGTCCGGTTCAGTTAATCCCCAAATCACTAAATCAAGAAAAATATATTATCGCATTACTAGATGAAACCACCGATATTGTTGTTGTATCTGGTCCAGCTGGAACAGGTAAAACATATCTAGCAATGCAATCAGCTATCAAATCAATGCGGGCGGGGGTATGTGATAGAATCGTGCTAACTCGTCCTGCGGTAGGGGTAGATGATGAGAAACATGGATTTCTTCCAGGTGACCTTAATCAAAAAATGGAACCGTGGACTAGACCTTTACTAGACGTATTACGTGAGTATTATACTGCTGCTGAAATCGCACATATGCTAGAGGAACAAATTGTAGAAATTGCTCCATTAGCTTTTATGAGAGGACGTACTTTTAAAAACTCATGGATTATTGCAGACGAAATGCAAAATGCTACCCCAAATCAACTTAAGATGTTGATGACTAGAATCGGAATCGGCAGTAAGATTGTAATTACTGGTGATATTGAACAAACCGACAAAAAAACAGCCGACAATGGGCTACTAGACTTACAAAATAGATTGGGGAAGGGGGTGAATCCGGGAATACAATTATGTACCTTTGGACCAAAAGATGTTCAAAGACACCATATCATTGAGCAAGTACTCAACTTGTATAGTTAAAAAAGGGGCATTAATGCCCCTTTTCATTTCTTCTGAAATTCACTTTCAGTATTATTCTTTTCTAATTGATCAACTAATGTAGGATATATACGCTTATAGTATTCATTTAGGTTGGTCCAGTTGGTATCTACTATTTTACCTTCAATCACACACTTCTCAACTTTCTTCTTATTAAAATCCATAATAACATTACATGTTTGCAAATCGGCAGGACGTACTCGTTTCCCAATAGTAACTTGTTCATCTATCTGACCATTAGGTTTGCGTAAAAAAGTAATTAATAAGTATCGGATAATGTTCCCCTTTGATAAATGTTAGAGGGTAGTAAGTTCACACAGTGAGGCCGCTATTGCTATTTCAGGAATGCCAACTAAGGGCAATGTTGCTAAACCATTACGAATGATAATAATACTAGCATCACGCTTTTCTTGTGTCTTTCCCCACAAATCTAAGTTAGAATATGCCCATGTATAGATTTCTTCAATTCGTGTTGGGTATAATGAAATGTATTGCATCAATTGCTGACGACCTTCTAAAATCTTGCCGGCTTTAAACAACGTTGTTGCTTCTACTAGTAATTCATGTTCGCTATTACCTTCTGATTGCGGGGGCAATAGTTTACCTGTGCTGCTATTAACTTGCAATTGATTCAAACATTTACGCAAGTCTGGGTATGCTACCCGCACATAGCTATCTAGTGTATCTAAATCAAACTCAATACCCTCTGTTACAAGAACAGTTGCTGCCCTTGCAGTATATTCTGTACGATCAGGTTTAGCAATATGAAACTTGTGGCAACGACTTTCACGCAATGCCGGAATGATTTTGTGTTCATAGTTACAAGTAAGAATGAAACGCACAGTATCAGCGTATGCTTCCATATCGTTACGCAATGCTGCTTGAAACTCTGGGCTAGTGTAATCAGCTTCATCAAGTAGAATCACTTTGAACTTACCGAATGGCATTGTTTGTGCAAATCCATTAATCTTATCACGCACAACTGCGACACCATTCTCACGACTAGCATTGATTTCTAGTACATCATAATCTTCTACACCAAGTTCATGGATTAAGACTTTAGCAAGAGTAGTCTTACCAGTACCCGGATCGCCACTTAATAATAGATGCGGGATAGAACCATTGGCTATCCAACCTTCTACTTGTTGTTTTTGTCGTTCATCTACAAAGACATAATCTTTGACAGATTTGGGCCTAAATTTTTCTACCCAAAGTTGATTTTTCATTTTTTAAGCATCTCAAGTGTTATGATGTGGGCTATACCTTGACCAAGTTCTTGATCACTAGGAATGATGTGCAATGCGTTATATCGTGTGTCACTATTATGATTGTATGTATTATACTCCATAATATATCCGCCACTCGCTGAATAAAGAGTAAAGTTCATACCGTTCTGTTGAAGTCTACTACTTGGAACAACAGTACCAATAGTATTTTCCTCAAGACCTCGTTGGCCTCGGTTAGATCGCTTATTAGAAGCAGAATCCCAGTCTTCCCTTACCCAGCTAATAACTTTTTTCTTAAACCAGTTTATCATCAATATACCTTATCACTTAATGTTGAGTCCTGAACATATTCATCAGATATCATTAGTATATCACCGGGATCAACTCTACGCAATGTTTTCTTACCCGTTTCGTCTTCAACATCAATACCGCGAGTCCAACGTCCGTGACTAACACAAACCCATTTACCTTCAACGATATCTGTATCTTTGTTTTCTGATCCTACAGCATATATCTGCCCCCAACGAGGTCGGATACCTGAACTTTTCATATCATCATTGGGTAATAGAATACCACCATGTGTGATACGTTGATCAAAACTCATATCACATACAATAATATGTGCTCCAATTGGTTTGAATTGGTTCTTATTGAACTTATGTGGTTCAAATGCTAGTTTTTTTTCTTCCATATTATTTCTTCTTTGCTGCTTTCTTCATTTCTTCTTCTTTGATTTTTTCAATTTCCAAATCATCTTCAAATGATTCCTCTAATTCTAGTTCATCTGGTAGAAGTTCAGAAACATTTATTTTTGCTGGTTTGGGAACATCTGGTTGTATTTTACTTGCATTTGCTGAACGATTTCCCACTGTCTTGGCATAAGCATTGTTTACTTTGTCAGTTGCAGGTTGAATTACTCTGCCTAATGCATCAATGGTGTCGCCACGTGCGTTAAGATTTTTAACGTTCCCCACGGCTCTCACTTTTTCATTTTTTGCTACAATAGCTGACATGTCAACAGTCTTCCCCATTGCGGATCTATATGTGGCCATTTTATCTCCTTTTAGTTAATAATATTTAATCTTCTTTTAGCATGACTTAATTTTTGCTCGGTATTACAATGGATCATTTTAGAAATTCATCTATTGATAATTGATAATACAATGAGTTGATTCGGTGAATCCCTATCAAAAACAATACAAAACTAGCTACACTACTTCCTCTACCCACTCCCCAAACTATGTTATTTTTACGCATAGTATCTACAAGATATTTTAAGTATTGTAGTAATGGGAACATATTCCTATCTTGGAATTTTAATAATTCATCCCCTGCTCGTTGTAGTTCTTCTTGGTTTTTACATTGATCTAATACCCATTTAGCAATATCTATTTCATAGTATTCTTTGGGCATTTGCCATTGTGATTGATTTTGATAATCAAAATCTTTTACCGATAAAGTAGATTCCACATACTCTATTAGAACGGGTAAGTTTTCATCTGATGGAAATATATTACCTAGAGTTATTTTTTCGTCTACTAAACAATCTTTTATGGTGCGGGTGTGATCACGCATATACAAATCACACAGGTCATTTTCTGCGAGGATTATTTGATCGTATTTGTCGGTTCTCATCTATGAATTTTAACATAGACTAGTAGATAAGTCAACAGTTATGGTTGTTTGTCTGGGTCATTGTTGAAAATAATTTCAGTGGTGATATGTTCTTTTTGTTCCCAATCCAAACCAACACCAGCCCAATCATTATAGTGTTTTATCAATCTAACTATTTTATCTTTTTTATTAGATTTAGAGATATCAGATATAGAAGTTGAAGCGCAGGCCCACCATCCTTTGTTACCAAAAGGGTGATTAGCGACCGTTTCTACATCATAAATAAATTTAACATCATCACTTAACCCAGACATAAGACTTATATCGGTTATATGTAATTTACCTTCTGTTATTGCGTTTAGTTTCAATAAAAGAAGAATGGTTATAATCTGATCATATGGCTCTTCAGGTAGTGTACAAACTTTGATATCAGCGTGTAGATACTTTTCTATAACTTTCTTTTCTGCATCTTGTACAAAAATACTATTACCTAAACATTCATGTAAGAAATAATGTATCCTGTCCATTGCTATATTTTGTTCTTTAATAGAGTCTGTATCAACTTCCATACTTAATGAAAGTTCGTAGATGGTCATTAAGAATTCACCTTCAAAATATACTCCAGCTTGGAATGCAAATTCACGTTCAATTCTTGTTGCCAATTTCGCCCTCTTTTTGTATTGAGACTTGATTTTGAAGATTTTGTTTTTTCATAACCTCATCAAGTTTTTTACTTGCTTCATTACGATAACTTTCAACCACCATTTCAAGTTGATTGATCAGAGGTCTATTACCAGTACGATGAGCAAAAGTAAGTTTATTCATTAGACCGGTTAGAGCGGTTTGAATTTCTTCTAGTGTCTTTTCAGACAGTGCTTTTCTATCTAAGAATGGATGTTCCATTCAGATATTTATCGGTTAAAATAAACAGTAATAAATTTATGCAAAAGTAGAATTTAGGGTATACCAAATTCCACCCACATTACTTGCTGCACTAGTAGAGCAGAAATATTCCACAGCAGCCGCAGAAGTTAATGTTGCGGGAATATTAATTGATCCAGAATTTATATTAGCACCTGTATTTGGATAAACATTCAATGTATTAGCAGAATTATTTCTTACAATTATTCTATAACCGGCTGCTGCAATTGGTAATATCACACCAGAATTCACATTAGCAGTAGATACTATATTAATATTATTTGTTAGTAATGTTGCATTTGCTTGTACGGTACCGGCAGCAGTTATACTATCATTAGAACTGACCGCTAATAAACCGCCAATAGTAGCATCATTGGTAACGGTTAAGTTACTGATTACAGTATTAGACGTTAAATCAATACGTTTCCAAATAGTAGAACCGTTATAACTAGTAGCCTGCATATTGCTAGTTGAAGAATTACTAATAGTAAACGTGTTCCCGGCTGTGCCGTCAAATCCAGTTGCTGATATGGTTATATTAGGACTACTGATAGTTTTGATATAATAAGGTGTATTTGCAACTATTCCGCTAGTTGAAACATTACCAAAAAATATAATCGGTGCGTTTACTACTAAACTTGTAACATTAGGTAAAGTAATTATGTTACCTGATGAATACGTCTGCGTAATATCGGTTTTAGTTACAGTAGTCGCATCATATGAAGCCGAACAAACATAGATATAATTTGCATCTACTGCAACATCACCGGCTACATCGCCTTGAAATCCAGTTGGAATAGGACTACGTTGTTGTATAGCAGTTGAGATTCTTGGTCTATTGATTGGAGTAATATATAGTGTATTACCGCAATCAGTAGTGCTTACTAAGTAATTAAGTTGACTTACACCATTTGGTACAGTTACTGCTAGATTGCCGGATATATTTGAATAGTTTTCAAGTGTAGTTGCTCCTGTATTAGGAGACAATGTTACCCCTGACGGAAAAGAAATAGTAGAAAGATTATTAGATATAGCAA